TTGGATAGCCAAGCCGGGGCCGGAAGTGACTTTGAAGCGGTTCGGTTTGCGAATCGTGAGTGTCGAACCAATCTTTACGAACTGATTCTCAAACTTACGGTTCACCTTACCAGCCGCTACGGTGTTGTTCGCCAACATCAAGAGGGTCTCTTTCGAGATCAGACTCGGCGTTAGATCGGTATTATTGCTCATTTTCGAGAACTCCTAAACCGGCGAACAACCAATATTTCGCCTATTTTTTTGATCCCCTGTGTGCTGCGTATTCAGCCATGGTCATTTCGTTGACATGTTTCGTCACCGCTCCAGAACCGCCCGATAATGGTTTGATCGGGGCAGGGGCATTGCTTTTTTGCACTGGCGGCTTTGCGGCCATCAGTTGCGCTTTCATAACCCCAAGCTCAAAAACTTGCATCCCTGGCGGCAGTGCGGCAATGCGCTGGGCTTCTGCCGGGTTTTTCCCAAGGTGGTAAGCGATTTTTGTCCCCATCGTGTCCATCGCCATGGCATTCGCCATAGTTTCGGTAATGGGCAAATCTCTTGCCTCTGCGACTTCGACGTAATCAGGCATCTCCTGAATAGCCGCTTCGCGCCTTGTTTGAAAATCCGACCGCAAGCGCTGTTGCTGCGCCTGCATTGCCATCTGCTGCCGTTCCTGCTCTGTTCGTTCGAGTAGTGCCTTTGCTTCGATCTTCGAGTTGTGCTGCACCAGTGCTTTGGTGTATGTCGCCATATCCCGTTGATACTGTTCGGGAGTCTCGAATTCCGGTTCTTTCGGTTCCTGAATGGTTTCAACAACTTCCACCACAGGAGCCGGTTTCGGCGTTACTCGTTCAATTATTTCCAAGGCGCGATCAAGTCGTTGCTGTGACTCAATAGCGCGTTGCTCTGCAAGTTTTTGAGCCTTGGTAATCTCGCTGAACCGCTGATTGTGCTTCGTTTCCGCTGCTTGATCGGGCGTTGGCGCAGGCGTTTCAACTACGACTACGGGTTCTACTACTGCCGCTACTTCAGGCGTTTGAAGCTCGGTCGATTGACCGCCATCAACCACCGCAGATGCGGTATCAACATTTGATGCACTCATGATTGGCCCCTAGTTGATTAACAGTTCGAACGACTTGCCAAGGTCGCTGCCAGATTAATCAAATCCCGGTTGAAACTAGCCGGTAAGTGGAAAAACAAAAAGCCGCTATCCCGTTACCAGGATGCGGCTCTCGACTTCAAACTCGGATGATTCAAATTCGTGTCCATGGCCCATTGCGGAACAATCGGAACCCTTTCGGGCTTCGTGACGCCATCCCGGCGTTACGGTACAACTCTAATTCAAAACTCTATCGCCTTTTGTCTGGCCTGCGCGTGGCAAGAATCAGCTAAAGTCAGGTGACCGTTACCAACTCAACCGATTCAGACAAAAGGCGGTAAAACTCTGCTGACGTGATTATAGTGCTTGAATGTAATAACTCGCAACTATTTTGTTTAATTATGCGAAAACCAACTATTTCTAAGTCATTTCCTTCAGCATCTCATGCTTCGCAACTTCGATAAATCCGATAACCTGTGTGCATGTCGTATCTCCAAAAACCGCCCAATCGCAGAGCATTCCGGGGCGCGCACGAAGCACTATGCACGTCGCGAATTGATCTGGGTTTTCGTCTGCTAGTTGCGCTTGTTCTCGCAGCATATCGCCTGCGGATTGATGGATTTTGCAGACTGGTAGTTTGGTTACGTTGACGGTCATGTCGATGAAAGTAAATGTTGTGGTCTACGGCAAAGCATCGTTACGTATATTGATGTGGTAGTATCCCCTCCAGTTAAAACCGGTTGAACATATACCGTAAGTTCAAGAATTTGACTTACTCCATTTTGGGTTTTTGATATGGCGGTTAGAGATGGGTCGTTCAATCCATAGTAGTTCACGCCTCGATTGCTTCCATTCAGCGTAATCGTTCCTCCCGATCCAAAAGTACCATCAGCCTCAATTGATCTGTCTGCCCATTGTACGAGATTGACAGACTGGCATGTGTCACCCTGTTTCATTGGCCCCCATGACACTATCGCTGTGCAAGGGTCTTGCGCCAACTCGGTATCTAGCGTGAATGGTTTGATTACTGGAGGCCAGTTGGTACTCATCTCTTACCCCTTCTGCGTGCGTTGATGATCCAATTATATATCTTCGTCCCAACGTGATGGTGCGAGTATGGAGCACTACCAGCGAATAGCAAACCGCCTGATGCCGACCTGATGGCAGATTTGATGATTGAAGCTACCCCAGCGAAGTGAATGCCACCGCTCGGTGTCCAAGTTACGCTTTGCGTGTTGTGGTTGCCTTGTGATGGGGAGGTTCCCGAAAGGATCACCCCGCCTGTTGGCACAGAAACTCTTGACCTGATCTCTGCCGAAGTTCCTCCCAATACCATACCACCAGAAGGTGTTCTAACAATCCCACTGAGTTTTGCCGATGACCCAGCAAATACAATTCCGCCGACAGGTGTTCTTAAAGCACTTTTCAGAAGTGCCGCGCTACCGCTGAATGCCACGCCACCCGTACCCGTGTAGCTATATGACTGCGTGCTACTTTTGAATTCCCATGCGCCTATATCCCACGCGGACCCTTGCGGCCTGCTAGTATTGACGATATCGACTGCGCCGCTGATATTCGTGGTTCCTGCCGCTCCCGGCACGTTGCTTGTATCCGTATAGCCGTGATCAATACAGTCTGCGCCACTCTTGAGGCGGTAATCGTACGTTGATGACGTTACGCCTACGAATTGATTAGCATACGTCTTGGATGCTTGGTTATTTGATCCGAATCCGATTGCCTGATCCGAGCAGTTATTCAACCCTGAAAAAGTGGCCGAACCTACATAATAGTTGGTTCCAAAACCCATGATCACTGTGTTGTGAATCGTCCATGTCTCGCCGTTAGCGGCGATGCCATAGTTAGTATTTCCTACATCCGAAGGGCAAACTATGGTGCAATTAAACAGTCCGCACGTGTCATACCCAGCGCTAATACCTCGCATTCCAGCAGAATGCGCAACGATCAGCGTATTAACGATTGTTTGAAACGATCCCGGCAAGCACACCGCAGGGGTGTTGCTGCCTGTCGATTCAATTATGCAATTCGATATGTAATTGTTATTGTCTGTCTGAAGACAGTAAGATGAGCCGCCAGTTGTATTAAGGCTAAACTGCAACCGAGTTATGATGACATTGGCAATGCTCGTATAAAGCACTTGCGAATACCCTGAATTAACGCGCAATCCGACGCCATTGGCTGCATTGTATTTCAGTGCGTTGGTCTGCGCATTGGCGTTGTCCATGAACGACTGCCCCGCAGCGGCCGTCATTGTGATCGTGTTTGTGGTGTCAGTTGTGATACCACCGATTGTTACGAGAATACTGCTTGTCGTCGTATAAAATTCGGAGTCTGCGTACCCTGACAAGATGTATGGCGTATTCGTGCCGCTACTAGAAATGTTCGCAGGTATTGCCGCTACGGCCGCATTCCATGAGGAGTATTGGCGTCCTCCTGTGATGGTTGTCGAAACAACGGTTTGGCTGATGTTTACATTATAAGTTCCAGCGCCTCCGCTGCCTGTCCCAAAGCTTGAAATTGTCGTGCCACCAGTTACGCCGGTTCCTGTAAGCGTCTGTCCAACTGCGTACGTTCCTGTAATCGTTCCTGCGGCTGTGAATACCGTCGTTGTGATCGTTCCCGCAGTACAGGTTGCTGGAACACCTACGGTAAGGGTGACAGTCATCAGGCTACCTTGATTGTGGCGTTCACCATTTGTTCGTTCGACAGCGCCACTATTTTAACTGTCCGTGTTGGACCTAGTCCGAGCGCAGGCAAATTCAATAGGTGTGCAGTCTGCGGGTACTGATTGCCGCGCACACGTTGCCCAAACGAATGCTGTTGCATCAGGGTCGCAACGTGTGTCGGCAGTATGGGCGCACTGATGACGTGCCAATTAGGATTTGACAGTTCGGCTTCGCTCCAGCCCCAACCATCGGGATGCACGTCGATTACTTGTCCTGCCTTGATATCGTCAATGCGCTCACTGCGATCTAGCCCGGCGACAAGCAGTTCCATGATTAAACCACCTTATAGCCGTATGCTTCGACCAAATCGTCGCCGCCTGCATCGCGCCATACTGCCGCAACCATCGGAGTCCAGAACGTGCGGAAATCTGACAATTCACCAGTCCATGTAATTGTCATGCCAGTCAGGTTTTTGAATGCGCTGTCGAGGAATGGAACATCAAGAAAGAATGCTATATCTCGAATCGATACATCATCAGCAATGAGGCTCTCGAACCGCACCTTGAATGCGGTATCGTCCGTCATCCATCCTGAGAAGTCGCGCAAGTACCTGAGATAAGTTCCCTCTCGTATCGCGGCCATGACAGTGCCGTCAGTGATGGACTTTCCTTGCTGCCGCATCCACGATATCAATCCGTTGCGCGGATCGCGATAGATGAATAGATGTTTTGTTCCCTCTGGAAATTGAGTTCCATGTGCATAGTGGATGATTGATCCAGCGTCCTGTCCAAGCAACTCAACCGATTTCAATAGAGCGTGATTACCATGTTTAGGGCATCCATTGACAACTATCATGATCAGGTCGCCGTGATGGTTGGCGTTAGCTTGATATTGTCTCCGTTTGCGGCTGGCGTGAAGGAAGTAAACGCTTCGGCCAAATATTCACTAGTTGTATTAGTGGCACCAGTAACGAAATAGCCATAAATTGTGGCATTCGTCGTCAACGCTCCAGTGAATGTGTACGTCTGCTGCGCGTAGGAGGCCGTAGCAACGCCTCCAGTAGCAGAAATGGACCAGCTTGCGCCAGTGAGCGCTATCGAAGAGTATCCGCCTCCCGTGGCCTCTGTATAGGTTCCGAAGGTGTCAGTGTGGGAAGGTGTAACGTTCGTGGCAAACAATCGATAGACGAGGTTTTCAGTTGATGTGACCTTATTTGTCACATATCCCAATGCCTGATCCTGTCCGAATGAGCCAAAGAAGATCGTCATTTGACTGCCTCGCTACTGTGAATGTATCCGAACTTCCGCATGTGGGAATCGTAGTCTTCTACGTCTGGGTTTCGGTTTGGAATCTCATCGATGTAGGCGCGACGAACATTGATCAGAAGACCGTGATAGACCGCGTTGACAGCCTTATCTTGCTCATTCAATACCATCTTGGTAAGACCGTCAGGCTTTATCAGGGTTACATCAACCGCCGCACCATCTTGGCACCCGGTTACGATCCCGACTCCTTGAGGAGTCATGGCCCAGAAACCATATCCTAAATTGACGGCTGAAAGTGCATCCTTGTCAATGAAAGGGCGGCTAAGAACAACATTAAGAGATTGCACTGGCACTACTTCTAGTCTTTCGACAGACGGCGCGGTAACAGCCTCTTGACTGTTTGCTTTTCCATACATATTTTTAAGCCATTCAATCATGATTTTTCTCCAGTATCAGGGACATTGGCCGTTTCCGAATGCATCATATCCGCCTCTTTGTGCAATGCAGCGGATTCCTTAATCAATTCGTTGGATCGTTGGCGCAACTCTGCTGCCTCTGCTAGCAACAAATCAGCTTGGACGCGCAATAGCAAGTGCCTCTTTCGATCTGCTTGTTTCATTATGTTCTTTTGATTGGCTTGCCATCAAGCACGAATTGCATAAGAAGATTTGCTTTGTAGGCAAGTTGCTCGATGGTCTGCACATCCAAATCCTTCGCGCATGAGGCAACGGCAATCGCACAGTCAAGGCGTAGCTTCTGTTCGGTGTTGAGTGGCATCATTGTGCGTTTCAAAAACTCATTAACGCTTCGATTTTCTACGCCTCTGATAGTTGCCCTTGCATAGTCTTCAAGAGCATCTGAGCGTGGCGCTCCATGTGAATCTTCAGTAGGGCCATTCGGTGTCATTGCATCCCCCCATTAATCTCTGGTGCTTCTGGTTGATCTACCTGACCTTGTTGCTGCTGTCCTTCACGAGCGAGATTAACCTCGTCTTTACGCATTATATGCTGATGAACCTTATCCGTCATGTCAATGGCCTGACCGACTTTATCGAAGTCAAGTTTCTGCATGTTTTTGTTCCAGTCAGCAACAACCTTTGCCATCTTGGCCTCGAAATTCTTATCGATTTCCAGTTTATGCAGAGATTGATCCGTCTTCTTATCGAGCAGGTCTTTGAGCATTTGCTGACGCTCTGCCATCAATCCGGCGATCTTCTTGTTCATTGCCTGCATCAACTGCTGAATCTGTGGCGGCATGTCCTTCATGTCAGGCGTCAACAACTCAGGCGGCAATGCCTTCAGGAGAATCTTGTATGCTTCATCAGCACCAGGCCAATCGCTGTACTTGGCAAACAGGTGCGCGATAAGCTGGCCTTTCTCTGGGCTGATCCGCATGAACTGAAGCATCTGTTCGCTAGCCTCGATGCGCTTCGTGGCGTAGCTTGGGCCGATGGTTACGGTTACTCCGTACTCACCTAGTGATGGATTGAATATCTTGCGCTCGGCGGGGTTCTTGGCCGCTGGGTTACGTGACATCGGAGTTCCTGCGGTCGGATCAAGGGTTACACGCTCCTCGTTGTCATCCTCGCGCAAAATCGTGATGATGCGCTTGGTGTCGTAATACTTCGGTATCAAATCTATAAGAATTCGTCCAGTGTGGCGCAGGCTTCGGCTCGCGTTGTCAGTGAAGTGGAAGCTTCCTATGTCGGTATTACGGCGCTTCTCAATCAGAGCCTTGCCAGATTCATCGAAGGAAGAACTAGGAGCGGCTTGGTCGAAGCGAATTCCTGTAGCGGCTAGCATATCCTGCTGCGCACCCATCTCGGCCTGTACGAATCCTTCCGGTACTCCCGCCATAGGCTGACGCATTGGGGGCGGCACCATCTGTCCTTCAACAACATGTGGGTTGTACATCAACCTTGGGAAGGCACGACTGTTCGCTTGATCCCAATCAGACTCATAACCTTCGAACTGCTCCAGCGTGCCGATGAACGGATTCTTAGGCTGCATCCCCAAAACCTCAACTTTTGCCGTAATCGCGTAATTCTTGACGCGTGCAGGTTCCTTCGCGTTGCGGATTATCCCGCTACGGGTGACTTTTCCTTGAATGTCGATCTCTTCGCCAATCACCTCAACAATCGGTATCCACTTGCCAAGCCATGCATTTGTTTCAAGAATCTCAACACCAGTGATCTTGTGCCATACCACGCGAGAACATTCTGATTCGCGCTCGTTGATGATTTCCGTTTTTCCATCAGTGATTGCTTCCTTGATCTCTGGTGCTAGATCGTCATAAAACCCAACGTGCCCGGTATCCAGTTGAACAAGCCGCTTCGTTTCATATTCCATCGTGAAATACTCAGCGATGCGAATCTTGTCCTTCGTGAACCATTCGCGGTAATCGTCGCCGACGCCCTTTTCCTGCCAGGGATACTGATTAGCCTTCGGCCATTTCTCCTTGAACTCACTGCGATCCATCATGTCGGTGATGAATCCGAACTTCGCGTCTGCCCCATCTGGTTCCTGTCTGCTGTCATCCAGAAACACGGTGAATGGATTGCGGATGCGTCGAATCACCAGAACTTGCTCAAAGCCGGCTTCTTTCGCGTACTCGGTCAGTATGCGCCAGTACCCAAACCCGATATCAACAGCGGAGGTAATCGCCGTATCGTAAGCAATGTCAGCCTGACAATCGCGTTCAATGGCGTTGATCATGCCGGAATACATCTCTGCGGCTTCTTTGTCGGTCTTGTCGCCTAGCGGGGAGACGTTGATAGCCGGGCGGTTCTGCCGAATGTCGTTCGATACTTGTCGCGTCAGTGTGGGGATTTGATTGATCGTGATCGCTGGCCGACCTTCCTGCTTGCGCTTCTGCAAGTCTCGGTCATCCCATTGTTCGCCAGCCTTGAATTTCAGGTCTTCCAACGCCTTCTTGCGGTTGTCGGTCTCAGCCTCGACGCAGCGCTTGAATCGCTTGATAGCGAGCGCAAGTATCTCTTTCTCGCGCTTCTTGGCATCAGTTTGTTCCTTCTCGCTCATGCTCTCAGGTTCAGGACGGCTCTTGGCCTGCTCAGGTACGCGAGTCTCGCCGGGAGGCAGTTTGTTTTGCCCCGGCACGATCTCAGGCATTCCTATGCCGTCACCGTCCTTGATATTCTTTGCCATCACTGCTCCAGTTGTAGGATTGCGGCGCCATCCCGGCGCGGCCTATCTGTTGTTTGCTGCATTTCCCTTTGGTATTCTCTCTGCGCCGGCCTTCTTCAGGGATTCCGGCTTGCAACACCTGTAGGATATACCATCGCACAGGAAATCTAGCCAGTCTAACGTTCGATCCTGGAACGGGCTGGTTTCCACGCTATAGATGTTTCCGGCCTCGTCTCTGCCAGTCCATCGGTCATGCCAAAAATCGTATTGCAGCACCACCCAGCCGAATCGCCACATGTCGACTACGGTGTTGTCTAGGACGGTGCGTAGCTTGCTCATTCTACAAACCCAGCCTCGTTCCCCGACTCGATGTGATCCTGAATCCGTTCGAGCGCCTTGCGCCTGCGCTGAATCCACCCAGGCCCCATGTCGATTACCAAGTAATGCTCTCTCGCGTTCTCGTCAAAACCGCTTATCCGACACATGTGCTTGTCGTGGATGATATTCCAGTGCTTGTACTCTGTGTAGTGGGTCATCTCGTGCGACATCTCAATTCCCCATGTAAGTGCCGCTAGATGGGCCACTGCCGCCGCGCTTTGGCAACGGCGCACGAACAATAAATGGTTCGGCAAAGGTTAATCCGAGCGCGTCTGCCGTATCCGGCGATCTGAATCCGCGCTTCTTCATATCCTCTTTCTTCTCCATTTTCAATGCATTGTTGCTATCATACGTGTAACGAATCTGCGTCAAATCAGTCTGCAATTCGTCGCTATCTGGAACTATGGCGGGTTGCGCTTCAAGCCACAGTTTCATCTCCCCCCACATCTCAGCGCGTTTATTCGTGTATTTTACTCCGTCTATTGGCGACGATGCGCTATTTACAGAAACGACTTTGCAGACGGTTTTCGGCACAAGTTCAAGCAACCTATCATAGACACCGGCTCCGAGGCCACCAACGTCTATTGCGCACTGCTGCGCCGCTGTTTCATCGATTGCCTTCTTAACGATCCCAGCGACTTCCATCGTGGACTTTTTTATGTAGCTGCGAATCCAAAGCACTTTTCGTCCTTGCCGCAAGCATAGGGTAGTTCTGTCATCGCCGAATCGCGCCGGATCAACGCCTAGAATCTTTGGTCCGTATGGTTCTGCATGGAATGCTCGGCGTGCAGCAATAACCAGCTCTGGCTTTATGTAGGAATCAAGCCCAGATACCTGGAATGCTTCTGATGCAGTTGCCGGGTATTCCTGCCTGAATAACATCGGGTCTTTCAGTTCAATCATTTTGCTGCGTCGCCATGCCATTTGGCCTAGATCAAGTTTATAGGCACTTTGATATTCGCGTTCCTCATCGTCGAGTGTGAAGGCATCAGCAACCGACTTGCGATATTCCGTCTGCCAGTACCACGGGATGAAGATGGCTATATATTCAGATCGGCCTGATTCTGCGTCTTGCCATTGTTGATGAAAGTAATTGCCAATGCCGTGTGCCGTCCCCTCAAGAACAGACTCCGTGTCTGGCTCATCAGGTATGGCCTGCATAATTCCAGATGCATGCTCCTGGGCATTCGGCCATTGTGCTACCTCTGATCCATGAAAGAATTGAATCGTGGCGCTTCGTCCGACAGCCTTGTTGCCAGCAGTTCCAACTTTGTAACCAGAATCGAGTATGTTGAAATGCAACTCTTTGGCGTTCGCCGCGCTGGTTGACGGCTTTACAGCTTGCGGACAATTTTCGTGGTAACGCGACGTCATTTCAAACAAGTTTGCACTGGCTTCGTCCTCATGCGTCAGGATGTACGCTCGAACTCCCTTCTTATGCGTCACGCGCCAGTAGTATCGACCACCGATGTAAGTAGAGCAACCTTGTTGACGACCTTTCAAGATTATTGCTCTGACCTTGCCAGTTCTCTGGCGCTGCTCTTCTATCTTGTCGTGAATGAACTTTTGCGGTTCGTTGAGGACGAATGGCACGATTGCGCCTGACTTCGTGCGAATCTTTAGACACTTTGCAGCGTAGTGCTGAAAGTCGTCTTTAAGACGCTGACGAATTTTCAGATTTTCTGAGTCGTCCATGCCTTGAACAATACCGTCGTGTTATCAACAATGTCGCTGAAAGTAACGACACTTTCATCTACCGCAAGAATTTCTGCAACTCCGAGCCGCAAATCATTGACTGTATGATTGCCTAAATTTTGTGCAACTGCCTTTTTTTTAAGCACCTCGTCTGCTGTGGCTTTGCGGTAGAGCACCATTATTTCAAATCCTCCAAGTTCTGCTCATGTGTCGTGATGTTCGCATCAATCGGCTGAACCGCCTTGCCATAGCCGCGTTCAATAATAGCCTGTGCGGCTGCTAATCTGTTACGCTCGTTCTCGCCTTCGTTCATGATGTGGTCAAGCACAGCGAGCGCTTCTGGAGCCTTGGCTCGACAAGCTGCGATAAGGTCAATCTCTTCCGCTGTCCTCTTAGGACGACCGCGTGGATTGCCTCCAATGCCTTTGACGAATGGCTTGCCCTTGCCCCTAGGAATTTTTTCGCTGTTAGTAGCCATGAATGACATTTTCCTTTGTGTTGCTAGCATCATAAAATTTTCGATAGGCAGCACTCGCATCGCCTCCGTTTGATTTATTTGAAGCATTTCCCATAATT